TAATGCTTATAAGAACTGGAATATATTTGATCGTACTTCAATGAATAGGAGGAAGAAGTGGGATATTTTCCGAAGGAATGGCTAGTATTTTTTTATGATCCACCTAACCATGAGTGGTATCATAGGTTCAGAAAAAATGGGATGGCACATTGTGGTGCTTTTGCATACTTTCCAAAAAAAGATAAATGGATAGTAGTAGAACACATACATAGAAGATTAGATTTAAATATTATAGATGGTACTGAAGTAGATCAGATGATGGTCTATATAAAACAACATGGTGGTATTATTTTAAAATGCAAGACATTTCGCCATAAGTGGAGATTATTTCAAGCTGCATGGTTGAGAGAACATTCTTGTGTAACTGTTATTATGAGAGTTCTAGGAATAAATAGATTGATTATTACCCCTTTTCAGTTATATAAATACTTAAAGAAACATGGTTGTGAACAATGGGATTTTTAAGAACACCAAAATATAAGCCTGATCCAGAGCTAGAAAGACAGTTAAAAGAAAAGCGTATGGAGGAAGAACGTATACAAAAAGAACAAGAAGAAGCTATGGCTAAAAGAAAAAAAAGATTTATCGAAGGTAAGCTCGGTAATAGATCATTGTTCTCAAGAGCTGGTGGAGCTGGATTTTTTACAGAAGGACAAGAAACATAATGGGATCAAGTAAACCAACATCTGGAGGCGGCGGCGGAGGAAATAATAAAAATCAAAATAAACCTAAAAAAGTATATGGAATGGGTCCAGGTCAGTCTTTGGCTATGTCTGGAACTACTGGATTAGCTACTGCTACAACAAAACAAGCAGAAACAATTAATAGAACTACAGGAAAATCTTTCAATGCTATTAGTAAAAATATCGGTGAAATAGGTTCTAAATATCGTAGACCAGCTAATGTAGAAAAATATGCAAAAGATTTACGTACTCAAGAAGTAGGAGAAATGTTAGGTGGTAAGAAATTTACTGGTCCTGATGGAGTAGAAAGAATGAGTTTTGTTGGAACAGGAATGAAAAACGAAAAAGGTGAAACTATACTTTCAAAACAAACCCCACAACTAACTGCAAACGCTCCTACGTTAAAACAATTAGGTGGTGATATTTCTAGAGCTGTAACTGGATATAATACTTTAGAATATATAGATGGATCTAATACACCAACAATGGTTAGGAAAGCAGGATTAGTAGAAGCATCACCTGTTGGTGCTATTTTTAATGCGATAAGAGGAACTAGTTTTTTTAAAAATGATAGTAGTAATAATACAAGTACAAGTAATGCACCAATAGAACAAAGTGAAAGCAATATAAGAGATAATGAAAGAAAAAAAAGGCTAGAAAAAGTTTTGGCTGGATATGGTATTGGAAACGTATCTAGTAATGAAAGACCATTTCTTACAGTTAAGGGTAGAGGATTTGGTGGAACATTTAAGTAATGTACAGTTTTAATTATAGATCTGCTCCAAATACTGGAGTAATGAATCCTAAATCTTTTTTGAAAAAGTTTGCACAATCAGAACAATTAAAATCTCATTGGATTCCAAAGTTTGAAGAAGCATATGAATATACTATGCCAGGTAGAGAAGCATTTTATGAAGAAGCTCCTGGAGAAAAAAGAACAGATAGAATCTTTGATGAAACAGCTGTTGTAGGTATTCAAGAGTTTGCTTCAAGACTACAAGCAGGTATCACTCCTACATTTGGAAGATGGATTAATTTAAAAGCAGGTATAGAAATACCTCCACAAATAGCACCACAGATAGATGCACAGTTAGATGAAATAACTAATTATATATTTGAGATATTACATTCATCTAACTTTAATCAAGAAGTGCATGAATCATTTATGGATTTAGCTATTGGTACAGGTGTAATGTTAGTGAATGAAGGTACATCAACTAATCCAGTAGTATTTAATTCTATACCATTACCTCATGTATATTTAAATACAGGTCCAGATAATAGAGTAGATTGTATTTATAGAAAAAGAAATATCAGATTAGGTGATTTAAAAGTTTTATATCCAGATGGAAACTTTGAAGATATAGAAGATAAGATTTTAAATGATCCAGATGTCAAGTGTACTGTAATCGAAGGTACAATGAGAAACTATAAAGATCCAAATAAAGAAGTTTATGATTATGTAGTATGTGTAAAAGATATGGAAGCAGTTATTCTTGAAGATACTTTTGAAGGACAAGGTTCTAATCCATTTATTACATTTAGATGGAATAAAGCTAGTGGTGAAGTATATGGTCGTGGTCCAGTATTTAATGCTATGTCTGCTATCAAGACTACAAACTTAACTATCGAATTAATTTTAGAAAATGCACAGATGAATATATCTGGTATTTATCAACTAGAAGATGATGGAGTTATTAATCCAGATAACATTTCATTAGTGCCTGGCACAATTATTCCAGTAGCTCCTGGATCTAGAGGACTAGTTCCTATTAATGGAGCAGGTAGATTTGATGTTGCACAGTTAGTATTAGATGATATGAGGCAGAATATTCGTAAAGCATTATACATGGAAACATTAGGTCCAACCAAAGGTACACCAATGTCAGCTACTGAAGTAGCAGAAAGAATGGCAGATTTATCTAGACAGATTGGATCTTCATTTGGAAGATTACAATCAGAATTTATTATGCCATTAATTAGACGTGTTATTTATATTTTAAAGAAACAAGGCAGAATAGAATTACCTTCTTTGAATAACAAAGAAATAAAAATTGTTCCAGAATCACCATTGTCTAGAGCACAAAACGAGCAAGATATTGCAGATGTAAACAGATTCAACGCAACGCTAGGTCAAACATTTGGACCACAAGTACTTAATCTTATTGTAAAACAAGAAGAAGTAGCTAGGTACTTGGCAGAAAAAATGAACCTTCCTGAAAAACTAATTAGAGATGCAGCTGAACAACAACAAGTAGTACAGCAAATGCAACAAGTAATGCAACAACAAGGAGGAACAAATGAGTTGGGAGCAGCTCCAGAACAAACCTAAAGGTAGCCATCTATCTATTGATGGATTTTATCGAACAGAAGAAAAAGAAAAAGAACTTAATTCAGAGATGAACGCAGTTTTTAGCACCGTTGTTGGTGAAAAAATGTTGGATTATTTAAGATCCATAACAGTAGATGCAGTTGCAGGTAAAGATGTTAGCAACGAACATTTACGACATCTTGAAGGGATGAGATATTTATATTTTATCATCAAGAAAAGAATCGAATCTGATAAGGAGGCATAATGTCAGAAGAACAAATACAAGAAACACAAGAAACAACACAAGAGGTATCTCAAGAAAACACTACTGAAGTTCAAATACCTGAGTATATTCCAGAGAAATTTTGGGATACAGATAGAAATGAAATTAAAGTTGAAGAACTGGGTGCATCATACAAAGCATTGGAGCAAAAACTTGGGATGCGAACTGAAGATCTTACGAAACAATTACGTGAAGATTTGGAATCAGAAAGAAAATCTAGCGTTCCTGAATCATATGAAATAAAGCTACCAGAGATACCAGAAGATGTTGAAATATCCGTTGATCCAGAACAAGCACTTGTTAAGTCTTGGGAACAAATTTGTAAAGATAATGGGTTATCACAGGATGTATTCAACCAGGGAGTGGAGGCTTTTGTTAATAATGAAATTGCTGGTTTGCCGAATCTACAAGAAGAAATGGGCAAGTTGGGAGATAATGCAAAACAACGTATTGAAGCTGCTGATCTTTGGAGTAAAAAGTATCTATCTACTGATGCCTATAATGCTATTGCCAATATGGCTGCTACTGCTGAAGGCGTTAAAGCTCTAGAAGAAATAATGTCTTTGTCTAAAAACAAAGCATTACCTAATACCAATACTGTAGTAGATGTAGAACTAGATGAAAGAGATTTACAATCTATGATGCAAGATCCAAGATACTGGAAAGAAGGTACAAAAGATCCTGCATATATTAGAAAAGTAACTGATCTATATCAGAAAAAGTATGGCTAAGAAGTTTCCATATAAGAAATATATACTTATATGGGAAGATCCTACTGGAGATAGTGGATGGATGTCTGATAAAGATATGGAACATTTATCTCCAGCTATTATTACTACAGAAGCATACATTTATTCAAAGAATAAGAAGTATATCAAGACATTTGCAAGTTATATCAGGGAAAGCGATGGATCATACACATACGCTGATGTCAATGTTTTTCCTGCATCTTGTCTTGTAAAGCTGACAAAAATATAATATATCTGAATTAACAAGCCGATTTAAACTGGACTTTGCCCAGTAATGGATAACTAAGAAATGTTTATGACGACAACTTGGATTTAACAATGAAAGGTAAAACACAATGACAGCAACAATAGATCAAGCATTTGTGAAACAGTTTGAAGCTGAAGTTCACATGGCTTATCAACGTATGGGCTCAAAATTGAAGTCCATGGTACGTAATGTCAATGGTGTAAAAGGAAATACTGTTCAGTTCCAAAAAGTAGCGAAAGGTTCTGCTTCAACTAAAGCAAGACACGCTGAGGTTGTCGCTATGAACTCAGTACACTCAAATGTAACTGCAACACTATCAGACTTTTATGCTGCTGATTACGTAGACAAACTAGACGAATTGAAAGTAAATATTGATGAGAGAAACATTGTAGCACAAAATGCTGCATATGCTTTAGGTCGTAAGACTGATGAAATCATCACAGATACTTACAATTCAGGTGCAACTGCACTAGCAAATAACTCTGCTGGTACAACTACTGGTATGAACTTAGACAAAGCTCAGAATGTTTTTGAAATCTTTGGAAACAATGATGTTCCAGATGATGGACAAAGATACTGGGTAGTCGGTCCAAAACAGTGGTCTGACCTATTAGATATAGATCAGTTCTCAAGAGCTGAATATATCGGTGAAGCAGATCTACCTTATAAAGGTGGAATGACAGCTAAAAGATGGTTGTCTTTCATGTGGATGGGTTTTAGTGGTCTACCAACATCTGGTTCAACAGATAGACACACTATGGCTTTCCATAAATCATCTCTAGGTATGGGTGTAGGTTCAGACGTAAGAACTGAAGTTAACTATATCCCTGAGAAAGTAGCACACCTTACAACTTCATATATGTCAATGGGAGCAGTCCTAATTGATGGTGATGGTGTAAGAATCCAGAAGTGTGCAGAGTAGGAGTAAATAATGGCATACGCAACTTCAAATCCAATTAAGAAGATCTCTCAAATGGGAGATAGCAATTCCTTATGGTACTACTCTGACGGAGATGCTATAGGAACTATTGATGATGCAGATTACTTTTTAGCAGCGACAGGCGACCTGAACGCTGGTGATGTAATCATTGTAAACAGTGGTGGATCAAATGGTGTTGTAGATATTGTAATAGTATCAGCAGCAACATCCTCTACAGTAACAGTCGCATTATTATCATAATGATATTGGGGGGATTTATTCCCCCCTTTAAATATGGCAAGTACTAAAGTAGACATATGTGCAAGAGCATTAATTATGATTGGTGCTCAACCAATATCTTCATTTTCAGATGGAAGTACAGAAGCTCTAGTAGCATCAAATATTTATGAGAATATTGTAGAGTCTACACTATCTAGACATAGATGGACCTTTGCTACAGAACAACAACAATTAAGTTTATTAACAGCAACACCAACTGGTAGATATGAATTTGCTTATCAGTTACCAACTTCACCAGATTTATTACAACTAAATACTTTAACTGTTGCTGATGTGCCTATTCAATATGCAAGATATGGTGATAAAATTTTTTTAAATGGATATGGTTCTTCTTCTGCAGTTATTGCTGATTATGTATTCAGACAAGATGAATCACAGTTTCCAGCATACTTTCAACTATGTTTAGAATATCAATTAGCATCTATCTTTGCAGGATCAGTAGCAAGAGATGCAGCTATGATAAAACAGTTTTCTGATTTAGCAGAAAGACAAATATTAATATCTAAGAATATTGAGAGCCAAGAAGTTTCTACAAAGAGATTAAATTCAAAAAGATTTATAACAAATAGATTAACGACCAGGGGGTACTAGTGGCTAGTGTCCTAAGAACAGTATACACCAACTTTTCAAGTGGTGAACTTAACTCATCACTTGTTACTAGAACAGATGCTAATGCATACTTCAATGGTGCTAAAACTTTGCGTAATTGGTATTTATTAGATGAAGGTGGTATTATGCGTAGACCTGGAACTACATTTAAATCTGTATTACCAGGCAAATCAAGAATCATACCTTTTATTTTTTCTAATGATGAACTAGCAGTTTTTGCATTATCAAATAATAGATTAGATATATTTGATAGTTCAGGTGCAAGTATACAAGCTAATATAACATCTAATTGTAATTGGACTACAGCTCAATTATTTGAATTAAACTTTGCACAGTTCGGCGATACGGTATTTCTCACACATAGAAATAATCCTATTATTGAAATCAAAAGAACTAGTGCTAGTAATTTTACTGTTTCTTTATTTGAGTTTGAAGATGATGATACAGTACAAGTAAGTGGTATTAATAAAACTACACAGCCTTTTTACAAATATGCACCTACATCAGTAACAGTTACTCCTTCTGCTACAAGTGGAACAGGCGTTACACTTACAGCTAGTGCTAATACTTGGGATGTAAATCATAATGGTACGTATTTAACAATTGGTGGTAAACAAGCAAAGATAACTGGATATACAAGTGCAACCGTAGTTACTATTACAATATTAGAAACATTAGCTGGAACTACTGCTGAAGCAGATTGGGAAGAACAATTAATATCTGCTGTTAGAGGTTTTCCACAAGCAGTTACTTTCCATGATAATAGATTATATTTTGCTGGAGTAAGAGATGCTCCTGCTGCTGTAATAGGATCACAAGTAGGTGGGTATTTTAATTTTGATGTAGGATCAGGTAATGCTGATGAAGCTGTAAATGTATTTGTGTCTGGCGATAGAGTAAACGAAATTAGACATTTAGTATCTTCAAGAAACTTACAAGTATTAACAGATGGTGGTGAATATTTTGTGCCGACATCCACAGATACTTCTGCTGTAACACCAGCTAATATAACATTTTTAAGACAAACACCATATGGATGTAGCAGAGCAAAGCCAATAGTATTTGATGGTGCAACTTTATATGCACAAAAGAATGGTAAATCTATTCGTGAATATTTATTTAGTGATGTTGAAAATGCTTATGCATCTACATCTATTTCTATATTAGCATCACAGTTAAT